ATATTTTTGTACATTTGTAGAAATATATTTTATGCAAATCAAAGAAATCCTACAAGGTGAACACATCTTTAACGTATCGCAAATCGAGAAACAAGCCGGCATCCGCAAGTTAAAAGTGCATGGATGGATAAGAGGAAAGGAAAAACTTTCACCCGATGAGGAGTTGAAAATCAAGCAGTTATTAAAAAATTCCACTAAACTCCAAAAATAATTCCAAAAATATTTGGTTGGTATTTGTGGAAAACTTTATCTTTGCTGAAACAAAACCAAAAAACATGAAAGCAATAATCAACAGGCAGCAAAACTTCGGCACATTGAACGGAGTAATTACTAAAAATGATGAAATCAGAAAAGTGGTAAACAATCAGTTAAAACAAGGGACTGCAAAGCTACTTGTTGACACAGAAGAAACTTTAATGTATGAGTTGGGCGAACAAAAGCCCAACTCATATTATGACACATCTGCAACAGCATTATGTTCATTTATGGCTGCGCAATGTGAACAAAAAACATTTTCTCCATTGCACCCAATTTTCGAACAAGCATTAAAATCATTTATGCCATGAACACACCAACCAAACATTACAACGTTTACTTCATCGAAAGCCAATCTCGCCTAACCGATGACCTCACCACTCTCGAAGATGCGGAAAATTTCATCGCTACAAAATGTCTGGGATGGACTCGGGATCAGTTAGCAATCCGGGAAGAATACTGCATTTATGCACATTCGGAAAGCATCGAAGCATTCCGGGAACTGTTGCACATGGATCCTACGCATCGCTACACTATGCCGGCTTCAATTTCCGGTACCAATGCTCCTCGCACCTATTTCACGCATGAGTACTGGTTCGATAGCTTGGAATCAGCGCAGCAGTTTATGTCCTACTTGGCGCACCTTTCGGTAACCCTGCAATGCCCCAATAACATCGAATATAAGGGTATGACAATCGGAATTGAATAACCAATCAAAACCTTTAACCAATGACCACCATTATCTTTTCCACAATCAAACAAGCCCAGCAATACGCTGAAAACCTTGAACTCCAGTACGAAAGGCATCTTAACCACATTATCTGCTATGATGATAGTGGGGAAATCAGCCATGTGTTAAAATTCAAAAAAATGTTATCTTTGAACTCCACAGCAGCCGTTTCTCGGCTCTCATGTTAAGGGTTTTTTGGTTTCCCCCGGTGGTCGGCATCGGGGGTTTTTTTACCACTAATCATTCACCTATGCGCTTCGTAATCAATCTACTTGACAACATTGCCTATCTGTTGGTACTAATACTGCTCGGCATTTACCTGCTTATATTCAAAGTTCCTGGCATTGTTGCAGACTTTATTGATGAAGAAATACTCAACTACGATAAATGAAAATCAACTCCAAACTCATGTACGATGTCTATGCGTGCATGGCAAAAACCCTCAAAAAAAATGAATACCCTAACAACCCAAAAACGCCTGTTGCTATCAGAAGTAGATCACGAAAAGATAGACAGGATAATAACAACGGTATGCGCTGATTTTGACATTGATAAGAAGCACATATTCGCCAAATGCAATCGCAGAAAATATGTTACCCCACGACATCTGTGTCAGTACATTGCATTCATTACTACCAATCATGGCACTTCTGTACTTGGTAAGGTATTCCAACGTGATCATGGCAGCGTACACCATGCAGTTAACACCATTCATAACTTTGTTACTGCTAAATACGATAACGAGATTAAATCATACATAAACTCAAAACAATGGCTATAATAGCAATCATAATCTTCATAGGTACTTGTTACCTGGCTTACCAGTTAGGGCAGTATGAGGGGAAGTATGGGAGGGAGGATAAGTAATTATTTCTCCACCAACCTATACCCCTGTTTCCACAGAACATTAGTCAGTCGCTTTGATTTGCGAATGATAGCGGTTTCACTATCAGTAGGGTAAAGGATGTGTAGTGCTTCGTGTATGGTGATCTCTAACCGGTATTTGCCTTTCAGCCGTTCATCAATCTCAATGGTATTATCGTCAATGTGCGCAAGGCCATCCGCTTTTTCCTTTCCCAATTTGCGCCTGACAACTTTCATAGCCTTAACTTATTGTTCTCAATGTAAAAGTTTTTTACCTCTGGATTACCTGCTTTGTCTATTACTACATGAGCGAACCCATGTACGCTTTGACTTGTAATTGCGTTGTAATCTGGTCTTAAATCACAAAGGCATCCAGTAGTCCATGTTGAAATAATTTGACCTTCATCCGTTATTTGCTGATTAGTTGACCTTCTATGTAAATGACCTATTATTGAAAAGTTAACCATTTTGTTAAATACACTTTTCGCAGGACTTCCAGCACTTCCGCTATACACTTTATGCCCATGTGTTATTGATAGCTTACCTGCCTTTACCAATACCTTATCATCCAATAGATGTACTCTTTCCTCATTAAGTTGTAACCTTTCCTCCAAGTGGAAGTAGGGGTCATCCCATATCTCCGATGCCTTTTGCAGCAGGAACTTTTCCCACCTTACACAATGATTGCCCTTTAGCCAGTAAATGTGAGCATCGGGAAATACTGCCCGTAGTGATCGCAGGAACTGCTTTGTGGCATCAAATTCCTGCTTTACAGATCTTTTACGGGGGTCTTTCTCAAATCTGCTTACTTGGTGGTTATCAATCAAATCCCCGTTTATAAAGATTGTGTTAATCTTGTTTTCCACACCGTACTTGATAGCCAAATTTATGGCATCAATGTCATGGTACGGGATGTGCAGGTCGGAAATCAGCAGAATGTTGTTACAAGCGGTAGGTAGCTTAAATGGTTGCCTTTTCTCTTGATGTGATTCTGGTAGGTTATACGGATTCATTGGTCTTTTTTCTTTCATGTAATATTCGGTTTTGTTGATTTTACTTTGCTGCTTCTTGCCAAATTTCCCCTCAATGTATCGCAAAAATGAACGTGCATTTTCGACATCTTTGAATAGCAAATTGTTTTCGGCGTACATTATCCGTGCAAGTTTATGCGATGGCATATCCATGCCGTAAGTATCCCTGTATGAGCGTGCTACTTCGCTTTTTGTCATAGGTGCGCTTCGACTATCATTTCAGCTAACGATGTCCAATAGGTTACCCCTGCTTTCACTACCTTTCCTTGCAATATCCATAGTCCGGGAATATCTATATCACCTACCGTTGTAGTGTATGTTATCTCATGGTTAGCTATAATCGTTGCACTCCATGACCCAGTTTGACCGGATGGCTTTTTATAGTAGATGTCAGCAGATGTTGGGTTGTGTAAGTTTACCCCTTGCTCTGTTAGCTTTATCGTTACGTTGGTGCCGTTGTATATCATGATTCAAAAGTTGATGTGATAGTTACGTTATAATGATTTGATGCTTGTATTGTTACAGGTGTGCTTTGTTCATCATCAATGGAAACGCTTGTATTTTGTTCGCTTTCAATATCAACCTGTGTAGTTTGCGCTGATTGTATCGTTACATTGGCGATAAACTGATACAAAGGTATAATCAAATTCGCATCGAAACCTGTCAGCACAAATGTACCCCGTGCAGCAGTTATGGTTGGTGTAGTGGAACTCTTTACCAGGTCGGCATCCCTTCCAGTTAATACGAACGTACCACGCTCGGCAGCGATAGAACGCACCCTTGCGAAGTTGGCATCCCTACCTGTGAGGGTAAATATTCCCCTGTCAGCGACTATGCGCCTATTGGCAATGGTGCCTGCATCCCTTCCGGTGAGAGTGAAGGTACCTTTATCCCCGACTATTGTCTTGCCTATGGTGAAATTCGCAGCACCCCCGGTGAGAGTAAATGCAGCCACAACTGCTGCCACCCTGTATGCTGCCCTAAAATCTACTACGTTACCCGTTAGGGTATAAGTACCCTTATTAGCAACAAGTGTATTGCCTGCTGCTCCCTGGTTACGTAATAGCGTTAAAAGCATTGTTCGCTTCTATTAGTTCTTGTTCAAGTTGTATAACACATTCAATATCTCCGCGCTGCTTCGCTGCACCTATCAGTAGCTGAAGGTGATTGATGCGCTTGCTCCATAGTTCCTTTTCTTCTGCCTGTGTCATTATATTGCCATTTGCCTGTACATGATAGTAGATGTGTTCATCAACATATAAACGTACACGATTATAGTTGCTCCATCTTGATACTCAACATCAAAAGCAGTATCGCCAACAATGGCAGCACCTTGTACAACTGGCATCGTATTCCATCCATCCATTGCTTGCCCTGCAATATTATATTTAAACCACCTGTTAGTGGCATCCTTTTGAATGTAGATGTTATCCCCGTAGTACGCATACTTTGTACCTGTTGTGAATGTTTCCGTTGCAGGAGCATACGTTACACCCGATACCCATGTATTAGCAGCAATGTCATAGTAATCAAGTACGGCACCTGCAGCCCCTCTGAATGAGTAGATTCTGCGCCCGTTAATGATAGCGGATTCGGAAGTCCATGCAGAATTAGTTACACCGTATATCCAATGCCCACTCATCCCTGCTCCGGGTGCTGCTGCCCTTGCTGCACCCGGGGATAAGGTACTCCATGTATTTGCACCAATATCGTAGCGGTATAGAGTAACTGCGTTATTACCCATATAATACAGGAAGTTATCGTTTCCGCTAATCTGATAAACAGAGGTAGCATCCGGTGTTGTAGTCCATGTTGCAACGGTGAGCGTGTCGGTTGTGTTTGCCGTAATTGTACGGATTTGCCCTGCACCTGTACCGGATACGATACGAACCTGTGAGTTCACCCATTGTGAGGCAGTCCATGTCTTTGTGTTATTTACCAAAGTGGTTGCCGTTGCGGATGTGGCGGTGCCGGATGCAAGTGCCACATAATTCTGGTCATACCATGAAGGGGTTGCTATCAGTTTGCCATCGGTAGCGAGGGAAGCAGCCAATCCGGTTATGGTTAAGGTAGTCCATGTGTTGGTGGCATAGTCATACTTTCTGAATGAACCTGCTGCTAAAGTTCCCGAACCAAGTACATACCAAACAGGCGTACATAAACGATATACGGTTGATGCGGAAAATGCCGATGCTTGTGTAGCAACTGTCAATATAGCATTCGCCCCGATTGTATTGCTTATGATTTGCAGCGTAACACCAGCATTCGGGCCGGCGAGAATGTGAACCGAATACCCAGCAAGTGAACGTGCGATTGTTTGGTTAGTTGTGATTGTAGAGGTAGTACCTGCGGTGGCGGTCAGCGATGCCCCAATCGTTGTACCTGTTGACCATGCCCCTGCGGTACCCGCTGCGCCGGCTGCCAAAGTACCTGCAAGCGCAGGGGAAGGTAATTGCACCCATCCATCTTCATTGGGGTTGTAAAGCCATGCAGAAGTTGTACCATTGACATACAACTGATTCTGCTTAAAGTGCCGGGAAGATGCAATGAAAGAACCTGCTGCTGATGCCGAAGGTGCAGGGGTTACTTGTTCCCATCTTTTGAGGTCTAATATCTGTCTATTTCCGTTTGTTGTAGCCATTATGTTACGTTTATGTTTCTTCTTAAATTATCAGCGGTCATTCTTTCAAAGGATTGAACCTGTGAGTTCGCAGCCACACCGCCTATAGTGGCAAGGTTGGTGATGTTCCAGGTACCTGATTGGTTGGCAGATATAGTACCGGATACAGGCGAAGTAACACCGGAAGGATCTACAAGCATACGGCCTGTGAGTGGGTTGACCTGCGCCATTCCGATAGTTCGGGTTAATGCATGTATAGCCATCCGCATTGCTTCGATGGCTTCCATGAGTTCCTGTGCGCCCGTTACAGGTAGTGGCGTTGTATTGTTTACATCCTGTGCCACTCCATCAACCCCCCACACAGGTTTCACCCGTTGGTATTGCACACCACCAATATCATCTGTGGCAATTATCTCACCACTACCCGGTGTATATCCTACGTTATCTGCCATCTTATTGTAAGGTTAAAAGTCCGTTAACTTGGTCAAAATCAACCGTTAAAGATTCACCGGAAAGCAGGGTGATGCTGCTTCCGTAATCAAACCACCCGATAAGCGGCCCACCTGCTGCGGTAGAGTTGTACACTACCACATATCGGAATGGCCCTGTACTACCACCTGTTGATGTGAGGGTAGTGTCGGCCACCACTAACTTATAAAGGCCACCCGATTGGGCGGATGAAGTAGTGGTTAAATTTCGTGTGGATAAATTCGTGTAAGTGATTTGAGTGATGTCGGCAAGCAGGCTATTCGCAGCAGTTGGTGCTACGTTAGATAGTGCAATGGTTAGCTGATTGCTCCCCAGATTGTGGGTGCCTTCGGCTACTGCTTCCACGAATGAATCGAATTTATTGAAAGTTGCCATCTGTAATTATTTATGCAAATTTACTCATTTGATTTCGATTTCAGCACCCCTGCAATCTTACGGGCAATACCCCACTTATTCGCTTGGTAGAGTTTCATGTCGGTAAGGTTAGTGATGAAGCAAACCTCTATCAATACCGTTTCTGCATCCGCTTTCATCCAGGCTAATGACCTGCGTGCGGTTAGCTTTTCGGGTCTGATTCCCCTGTCCTTGAAGCCGATTGAAGTAAATATCTTCAGAAGGGATTGTGCTAATTCTTGCTCAAATTTGCTCACGTTATCGGGTACAATTACCTCACTACCTTTCGCTTCAGCGTTTGCGGATGCGTTCCAATGGATGTCAACAAGTATATCCCGTTTGCTGAACTTACCACGCAGCCATGCAAGAGTTTGAGATAGTGCATTGGTATTGCTATCGGTAAGCGGCTCTACACCTTCTTTTTGCAGTTCAGCTACAACCATGTCCCGTAATTCAATGGCTAAATCACGTTCGATGTAGTTATTACCGGATGCACCAGGATCTGCTCCACCATGCCCTGCTGATAGGATTATTTTTCTTCCCATGACTTATAGATTAGAAATGCTATAATACCGACAATGGATAACGCTAACCAAAACGGCAGCCGTTTGGTTTCCTTGCTGCGATATTCCGATTGACTAAATGCCGTTACGCTGCCCGTTGCCTTTACGCTATCCTTTCGGATGCCGTTGATAACTTCTTTACTTGATGCCTTCACGTTCTCATAGATTATCCTTTTGCGCAGGATAGGAACGGTTGTATAGGTTGTGTCGAATAACTCTACTGTCTTTGTCTGAATGTCAATCCATTCCTGTAAGGTACGGGTGGTGTCAACTACCGACACCCTCATAGTATCATATTCGAACACGGTTACCGTTTGTGTTTTCCCCTGCGATTTGTTTACTGAATTGCAGGAAAGCAGAACTATCAGTACCACTATTGCAATGAAAACAAACGGAAACCAGTTATAGTTTTTGTTCTGGCTCATCTGGTACGATTGCATAGTTTTCACCGTTTGCGAGTAGTGCGGAAAATACCTCTAATAGGGTTGGCAGGAAAGCGATAATAGTTGCTACGCTTGCCATTTGATGGTCATTGAGTTTGAATATCTGAAATACTGCAATGACGGTAGGGCCGGATAGCAGTCCGATAACCCTTTTTGCCTTTCGGTACCATTTAGGTGCCGGCTTGTTTACGTTTGTAAGACTAATGTTTGTCTTTCCCATTTCTGTACTTATTTATGTTCACGAATATTGTAACGAGTGCGCTTGCAATGGTGCAGTAAGTTGCCACATCCGATGCGGTCAGATGGCTGAATACCCATAAAAAAAGAGTTACAAGCAGTCCATTTATTCCTGCATCATTTGTTTGGTGTTCCATTGCTAACGTTTAATCAGTTTATAAAAGTTGAGAATAAAATCATCTATGAGTGTGTTATCCGTTCCCCATTGCTGCACGATGTGTGCAGGGATAGGCACGTTGCCATCTGTAACCTTTTTTCCCTTGCGGTCATATGCTACCACGTAGGTATTGCAGCCCTGTGCGGTATCTCTGCCAAGTCCAAACACTACCCATGTGATTTGGGTGATAGTGTCCTTTGTCAGTTTGTTGAACTCTACAGGTTTGACCTGAATGGCAGCAGGGATAGTGTCTGCTTGTTGTACTTGCACCTGTACGGGTGCGGTTACTGATAATGTGATTGCGGTTGCGATTGCGGTAAGCATAGTTTTAGAATTTAGATATTATTTTCCAGTTCGTACCATCCGACATTATTTGTACGGTGGCGTATTGTACGGATAGTGAATAAGTAGTTGCGCCATCAATAGTTTCGGATGCGTTACCATCAACGGTTATCGTACCTGCACCGCTATTCTTTATGATTAGTATTCTACCTGTGCGACCGGATGATGCAGGAAGGGTAACGGTGAAAGTACCGGAAGTACAATCAATTACATAATCATCATTAGTAGCGGTGTATGCTCCGGTTTTGGTAACGTAGTTTTGCTTGAACCCGATGCCAGAGATTGAGCCATTGACTTGTAATTCATCCACTCCGTTATCAGTATTTGTATTAACTAATGTTGTACCTGCAACGGAAAGTTTAGCATTTGCAGCAGTTCCATCACCAATGCGTACATTGGTATTAGAGCCTGTTGCATATAAAAATACACCTGCTTCCGTTGCCATTTGTAGCTTTCGGGATGTCCCAGATGTTTGAAAAGAAAATAATTCTGCTGATTCATCATAGTAAAACAAACCCCTATCAGCTCCATTGTGGTCAAAAGATAATCTTGTTTGAGATGCACCACCACCGCCAGAGCCTACACCATTAATTACTAAACCTCTTGTATTTGCAGCAGTTATTACCAACCCATCAACAGATGAAGAACCACAATAAACTGTCTTTCCTACCGTTAAATCATTTGTTATACTGCCATTATTCGTAACCGATAAATTCTGTGCCGTTGCCCTTGCTGATACGTTCATACTCCCACTCACCTGCAATTTATCTACTCCATTGTCTGTGTTGGTGTTGATTAATGCAGTACCATTAACGGCTAATTTAGCAGCAGGGGCGGTGTAATCTATGCCTACCCCCCCGGCGGATGTTATACGCATACGCTCAACTCCATCAGTAAAAAAATTAACATCAGCATTGCCGGATACAAAGTTAGTACCAATCATACCCATCCCCCATTGCGTAGAGTTGTTACCTACAGAAGAATTCCAACTAAACCCAAGAGTAGCAAATTGTCCGGTAGTACTTCCGTTATAATTTACATTTAACCCCGAACCAACAGCAGTAAGTGAAGTTCTGTTTGTGGTGAATATATCAACTTTATTGCTCGGGCTTGTCGTACCTATACCTACGCTTGTTCCATTATCAAATATCTGCGAATTACCAATAGCAGTAGATGAAGTGAATTTTGATACATAGTTGGTAGTACCGCTACCCGTAACCGTTCCACCTCCACCACTACCAACTTTCTGCCATGTCCTCTTATACTTCACATACAACGAACTATCAGCAGGTCGAATCAGTATCTGCGAACTATCAGCACTCACCCCTGCAGCCGTGTCCTTAGTAGGAATACCGATACCATTCACATAACGTACCTTACTTCCTGTTTGCTGCCATTGGGCGGAAGCGGATAGGGATAAAAGTATTGCACAGATTGTTAAAAACTTTCTCATATTATTGAACTAAAATTATAATTTTCTCACCTGCGAAGAAAGGCACACCCGAATCAACGGTCAAAGTACCACTACCCACAGTCCACACTACACCCGTGCCGGGCGATCCACTATACGCAATGGTTTCAAACGATGTACCACCACGTGACCCGTATATCATTGTCTTACCTGCCCCACCCGGTATAGCAATCGAAGTCTCCCCACCCCCAGCAGTATATTGCAGCACCTGTGTAGTTGTACCTTGTATAACGATGCCAGTTGGCGTTACGGTGGTTCCTGCTAAACTATATACTCCCGTACCTTGATAACTTACCTGATAAGTGGCAATGTCCTTATTTGCGCCCGTAATGGTGAAGGATTGCAGCCATGCCAAACCCGATACTATAACTAACCCACCTGCCGTACCATTATCAATAACGAATTTCAGCGATACCAACTCCCGATTCAGTTGGCTATTCAGCATAAACAGGTAGGAATAATCATCTAATACAACAAGTCCATCTGCTTGTATAGACCATGATGCGACATCGGGCCGGGATTCTCTGAACCATGCACTACTGATGTTGGTAGTTTCCATTGCATCCACCTCCACCGAAAAGGTGCAAGTCCTTGCACACGCAATGAGATTGTCAGTCATTGCTATCGAATTGTACCTGTAAAGGTTGAGTTTTTGTCCGGTTACTGGTGTCATCTTTTATCGTTTCGAGTGTACGTTTC